TCCCTACATCTGCTACGCTATGCGCACCACTGATCCCTGCGGGGTCTTTTCAACCTGCAACCTGGAGGGAAAGGCGTCTTTCAGTTCCTCCAGATGGGTCACAACCAAGATCTTCTTAAAACGTCCACGGATGGCGTTGATGGCTTCAATAAACTTGTTCCGTCCGTCCGGATCTAGTGCTCCCAGTCCCTCGTCGATCACCAGAGTTTCCACGCTGGAGCCCGCCCGCTGGGCCAGGAATTCCGAGATGGCTATGCGCAACGCCAGGTCAACCTTAAACCGCTCGGCACCCGAGAACGTGGAATATTCCCTTGCGCCCATACCGTCGTTAATCACGATGTCCAAAGTTTCCGAAAGCCCCCCGGTCTTTTTCTCCCGCTGGGTGACCAGGTTAACCGCCATCTGGCCGCTGGACATAAGACCCAGTAGTTCATTGGCTATAGCCTCAATAGCCGGTACGGAATTCTCAATAATCAGGGCCGGCACGCCATTCTTGCTGAAAGCTGTAGCCAGTACCTGATACTTCCACTGTTCGGCCATCCCTTGCCCGACCTTTGCCTCGATTTCGCCTGCCTCAACCTCCAACTGCTCGAAGATGGTCAGAGACTGCTGCACCATGCCCAATTGCCTTTGGGCGTCCTGCAGTTTGGCCTGGGCGCCGGAGGCCTCGCGCTGTGCCAGTACCATCTGGCTTTTTAACTCCACTATCTTTGCCGCGGTCCCCGCAAAATCCGCCAATCTCGCACTGACGGCGGCCAACCGCTCCTCACGGCTGGCTATCTGGGATTTATACCAATCCTCCCGCTCCTGCGCTTCCTGTACGACTTGCCGGGCAGCTGGCAGGGATTCTTTAGCCTTGGCCCACTTTTCCAACTTGGGAATGGCCTCGCGCAGCTGATTAAGAGACGCCAGTTCCCGACTAAGTTGTTGGTGCTCAACGCCAAGGGCCTGCTGTCGTTTTTCGATGTCCGCCAGTCCGTCCCGGGTCTGTCGCTCCTGTTCCCGCAGATTTTCCAGCAGTTCCGCCTTACTCGCCAACTTGGTGGCCTGCTCGGCTTTAGGTCGTAAGGCGGCCGCAAGGTCTTTAAGCTGCTGCCTTTTTTGGGGGTCATACCCGAGGGCATCCCGCTTAGCTTCCAGTTCCAAATATTCCTTTTGCAGCCGGCTGGCTTCTACGATTTCTGGCGCCGTCCCATTCTTTATGGCCTCATACACGGGCGCCAACTGGACCAGGCGCGCTTTGGCTTCCTGGGCATCGGCTAAAAACCTGCAGGTGGCCCTTTCAGGGTCGAGGCAGCCGCTGTCCGCCATCATGGCCACCTTGCGCTCAAGATTGGCCATCTCGGTCTCCAGTGCTTGACGCCTAGTCTTTACCTCCTGCGCGGTTTTCTGATAGGCAAGCTGTACTTCCCTGGCCTTATTGTCAAGTACCAGCCACTGTTCAGCCACCGCTTCCATGGTCTCTAAGTCAGATATGGCCTTCTCATATTCCGCGGCGGCCTGCTCCAGCGCGGGACGATTGGCCAGCAGTGCCTCAAGATCCTTGATCTGTGCCCCGATCTGAGCCAGACGCCGGCCCACCTGGCTCCGCTGCTGCTCCAGGCTTTTCAACTCTTGGTCCAATGCCGTAAGCCGGGGTAGCTTAGCCTCCAGCACGGCCAGCTGTTGCTTCGCACTTTCGTACTGGCGGGCATACTTAAGTATATCCTTTTCGGCCTCCAGCACCTTCCTGGCCTGTTCAGCTTTTTTCTGTAAGGCCTCATCCTCGGCCCGCAGGGTTGCAATCTCGTCTTCCAGCCGACGGCGCTCGTCTTCCAATTCCTTTTGCTTACCGGCCTCGGCTTCCAGTGCGGCTATAGATTTTTGTAGTTCAGCTATGCGGCAGTTATGAGTCTGGATCTGTTCGGTCAAGTCCTGAATGTATGTCAGGAAAGTTGCTTCCTGGCTTTTAACTTCATCCCGCTTTGCGAGTTTCTGCTTGATTTCGTCCAACCTCCCATTGAGGGTTTTGATCTCACCCTCAATAGACCTAACCTTGGACCGCGCCACTTCCTGCAGCGAGTCATAAATATCAAGACCTAAGATCTGCCCCAAGATGGTCTTTCTTTCGGCCGGCGTGGCTCGTGTAAACTCGTCGGCCCGCCCCTGGAGGATCATCACTGAAGATATAAAAGTCTTGTAGTCCATGCGCAGGAGCGCCTGCAGGGCGGCCTCGGTCTCCTTGATGGTCTTGCCCGTCATTGGCTGCCACCCGCTCTCGCCCCATACCGCCAGTTCCATAACCGATTTTCCCCGGCCTGTCAGACTGCGCACCCTGGTTACGCGGTACTGCTGCCCATTAAGCATAAAGGTCAGTTCCACGCTCATATCCTGGGTCCCGCGCCGCACCAAGTCATCCGCACCATCGGCCCGCTCCGTCCGGCCGTACAGGGCAAAGAGGATGGCATCTAGGATGCTCGACTTGCCAGCGCCGTTCGGCCCAGACAGGCAGGCTATACTTACCTGACTAAAATCTATGTTAGCCTTGCTAAAACTCGTGAAGTTATGAAGGCTTAAATTCTGGGGTATCACCTATATTTCCTCCCTCGTTTTATTCACTACCGTCCGAAATATCGTTTCTATGGGTTTCCCCTTGCTCGAAAAAGTCCAACCCCCTGTTTCATGTACCTTTATCCCCGGGGCGGGTTCCCAACCCGGATATCCATTGCGATTTAAACATTTCCTACAAGACGTTTTTCGAGGCGACACATAGTGTTTACATGTATCACAGGAAACATTTTCGTTGTAGATTTTCATGGTTTCCCTCCATGGTAACGTAGTTGCGATAGGTAACGGTTTGACATAAAAGATCATCCGCCATAACCGCAAAGGACATCCTCCAGCAGATTTCGGGCTTCTTCCTTGGTCATATACCAAACTCCTTAAACTTACTAATAGTCCCGTCAGCTTCATAAACCAGCCGCTACTTGTAACAATCCTTCCGCGCACTCAAGAATAGCGGGGATCTTATCGTCTTCAATCCCCTGGTTTGCCAGGTATAGCTTTAAGGCATCCAGCACCCCCAATCCTTCTTTAATTTCTTCAACCCTGGTCCGTTCTTCTCGTTCCACATCGCCGAAAATACCTGCCACATAGAAAGCACCAGCAGCATAAAGCATTTCCGATAAGTTTTCTGCCTTAATGTATCTGGCCTGCTCGGCTGTAGCCTTGTACTTCACCCTAACGACGGCATCTTGCAGGCTTCCATTTTTTGATGCCGCGTCTATGGCGGTCGCCAACTTCTCTTCCGCCTTTACCGGATCTTCACCAGTCAGATCGCACTGAATAGTAGCAAACGCCCGGCAGGGAACTTTCTCAAAACGGGCTTCAACCCTGCCTGCCTCTATATCAAGGATCCAGAACCCCTTATCCTCCTTTTCTTCACCGAAGTCTACCCGTTCCAAACTGCCACCATAAGCCACCCAGGGCGCCGCCTGCCGTAGGACCTGCGCTTTGTGGATATGCCCCAGGCAAACGGCGTCAAACCCGGCCTCCTCGAAAGCCGCCATAGGGACCAGCGCTTCATCCACCATAGCCAATATCTGCTCTGATGATGTAATGGCGCCGCCAACGCTCAAGTGGCCTACCAAAATAGAGGGTAAATCCGGCCGCCTCTGTATTCCCAATGCCCGGATAATCTGTACCAGCTTGTCAGCAAGTAGGGTATTGATTTCCGCAGCCGCCATGCTCTTTTCGGTCTTGGCCAACAACTGCGCCCTACTGGGCCAGGGAAGTACTGCCACCTGCAGGGTCCCGGTCCGAGTTTGTAATTCCTTGATGTCCGGGCGAGTGTAGATGTGCAAAGATGGCACTCCGAAAGCGTCAAGCAATTCCAGCGCGGGGCTTTTCCCGTCGGCATCCTGATCATGGTTGCCGGCGACGATCACTACCGGGGTGCCGGTGGCCCATAGACCCTTAATCCCCTGCACGAATGTTGAAATTTCTAACGGGTGAGGACGGTTATTACGGAAGATATCGCCGGCTATTACCAGGACATCGCATTCCTCTTCCAGCACTTTATCCACAACGTATACCCAGGTTCGCTGCCAATCCAGGTACCGGCTATGAATCCCTGTAACCGGATCTATCTTGCCATAATTGGCATAAACGAAGTGTAAATCGCTCGCGAAGGCTATTTTCATTTATTACACTCCCTTCTTCTGGCAATCGAAGCAAAGATAACGGCCGTGATGCTTCTTGCTATACTCGGCTACTTTATTGGAAATTTTATTGCCGCACACGGAACATTTTAACGCCGATCCTTCAGTGGCGCTGTTGCCAAAAAGAGTTTCCTGGCCAAAATCTTCATGGTTCGGCGGTTCCGGAAAATCGTCGATACCCGAGATATCTACCGATATATCATCGAATCCGTCCATATCTCCTATAATTTCTTCGGTGCCTTCTGATTCTATTTCTCCGCCGATATTAAAAGCGCTAGGAGGGTCGGTAGATACGTCGGGTATATCGCTCACCGGTGGCATTTCAGGGGCGTTAAAGGCCTGTGTTTGAGTAGACTGGATCTCTTGGCCGGCCATTAGCGCTGGCGCCCCTCCGAACAGTTCGGCGGTGGCTTTAAGTCCCTGGGTCATAATCAACCGACGTACCTCGGGATCGTTGTAGTCCGGAGCAAAATCTACCCGCGGTACAATAAACGGGCGCATCAACTCATCCCTGGTATAAGCATGCTTTAGACTTAAAGCCGCTCTGATTACCGCCAGGTAGGCCCCGGTCTCGCAACGGCGTAACTTGTGCTTTCGCCATTGGACCACTGCTTTCCGCAGGTTCTTCTTGATCCAGATCTCTCGCTCCTCCGGCTTTAGCTTTTTGGCGCTGATCAGTTCATCTGCTTTATCCTCATATTGGATTGCTAACTCCTCAGCGATAACCCTGATGTCAATCTCTTTGGTGGCCTTAAGAGGCACCCATTCACCGTTGGTCTTCCGTATGGCTCCGACGGCCTGAAAACTAACGTAATCAACATCCCTGTGATCATCCAGCCGCTTACACTCGGCCCAGTTCCAGACGATGCCAGCCGCGTGGGCAATCTTCATTAGAGCCGGTTTGGCCGGGGCGTAAACCGGAACCTCTACCTTTGTTTTCTTGCCATCTTCACCCTGCTTGTACACCTGGGTCTTACCAATGTAGTAAACATCGCCATCTTCCGGGTTGGGTGATAGCTGCACTACTTCCAGTCGGGCCTGGTGAAAAGGAGAGATCTGCTGCACGATGGCTGTGGGCACCAATACATTGTATTTCTGCCGGTCATATTGTTTCAGGACCTGCAACTCTTTGGATTCTTGTCCTTCGGACATTTCATTCCCTCCTTGGCAACTTATTTTCCATAGGTAACACACAGTCAAGATAAAGGGGAAATATATTCCCCTATTTTATTTGACATATATAACTTATTTACTCTTTTTGCCGTCTTCGTAACCCAAACGGTAAATATAGGGAGCAGCTTTTTCGGCAAAAAACATCTCTTCTGCGTCAAATACCTTAAGACACTTCTTCTGTAAATTAACATCCAGGGAACTTAAAATACTTAGCACTTCTTCTTGTGCTGCGGTTACTTCACGGGAATATTTTGCCAGGCTTTTTAGGGCTTCATCCAGTCTTTCAAGCTGCGCTTCTGTCAAATTTGTTTCTTCCATAACTCTTGAGTCAAGTTTTCCATTCTTCCAGGTAAAATATTCCTCCATAAACCTTTGGTATTGTTCTGGTGAAAGCGCTTGGCTCATTACAAGAATACCTCCTTCATTCTTTTGCCGAAGGAAGCAGCTTCGTGGTACGTCGATTTAAAGAGGTATATGTTATTAAGGAAAATCCGTAATGTGTTATTGACTAGCCATAATGCACATGTTATTCTATAGAACGAAGCATGCCTTCTTCGGAGGCTGTTTCATAGAGGAAGCCGGTATCCTTAGCGGGGGGCGGCTTCCTTAGTTTTTAGGGTTATCTTTTTGTTCGAGCCATTGTTCGATCTCGCTCTTCTTAAAACGGACCAGCTTATCCACTTTGATAAATGGCATTCCCTGTTTTCGCCATCTATCTACTGTTGCCCTGCTGATTTTGAGCCACTTACAAAGTTCTTCTACTGTCAAGTATTCGTCAGCCATTTCACTTATCCCACCTCCCTTTTCCTTATATTGCATCATATCACTTCGCTATGTATCATGTCAATCCCCCTGGGAGAAAATTTTATGGTCCAGACGCAGCGCTTGTCAATGTCCTTTAACTCGGCTTTAGCAATGATAAACGGGCAGGACGGGACGCGAAGCGTCTTCTTTTCTCGTAAGAGAAAAGAAGTATATTATAGTTCTAGTTCTGGTTCTGGTTCAGGAGTGCAAAATAATGCATGCTAATTACATGCTATTAGCACGCAAAAGCAACCCGCCAACCCCTTGTATATCAAGGGTTTCCTCCTTTTTTGGTATCATGCTGTCTTGAGGGAGGTATTGTCATCTCTGTTTATAATTACCATTTTGGCTAGTCTATTTTGCACCCTGTGACTAAACCGATCATGCGCCCATTTAGCAGGCTAATTCATGCTAATAACATGCTATTAGCACGCTAGTTGCGTATAAGCATCAAATAACGGAAATAAAAAAGCGGGACATTTAGTTTTAACAAATATCCCGCTACCGATTTTTAAAGGCAGAAACCCACTTAATAAACATCTATAATGGCTAATATTTGCTGTGCTATCTCGGCGGCCTCATTTCTTCTTATATTGGCCCAGTAAGCCATTCTATCTGATTCATAAACATTCAGGTCACTAAGGTTATCCAGGCCAGTTAGATAATAATCAAAAACTGCCGAGACTTTGATTGCCAAAGCCTCCACTTTACTAGCTAGAGCAGTGTCATTACCTAAATCATCAATTACTTTTTTGGTATTTGCTTCGATGTCTTCTTTATAACTTTCTATTCTATGCCTTATCTCGGTAATGTTTTTTAAGTAGTCATCTTTGGTAATTTTGCCAGTCTTAAAATCTATCAATAGACTTGAGGCATATTTGTAGTCAAAATTAGCGGCTCTCAGAAAAGAATCTACAGCCGTGAGATATAACAGAATTGGGGTATCGCGGTCCTCCTTATCATTTTTATGAGGCAGGTTTTTGTCATCAACAGCTGTCGTTTTATCTGGAATATCCTTAAAAGCTATATTGTTGGCTTCACTAGCGTTTTTTACCTCTTCCTTGACCATCCGCGAAGTATCTAGCTGAGATTGATTAGCTAAAAACAATATACCCGCTACAATTATGGTTACCATTATACCCCATATAACCCACGTTTTTCTATCCATCCATATCATCTCCTTTAAGAATTATTCTACGCTTTGCCATGTTTTACCTTCTGGTTTTGGATTATCAAGTACTAAAAAAGCAATTGCCTGCTAATAACATGCTATTAGCAGGAAATTGCAGTACACTGGCATGTTATAGAAGCCAATTAACCTCACTGGCCTGTCTTAGGCCAGGGGGAAAATAAAAAGACCTGGTAATTCAATCCAGGTCAAAGAACTCCATCGGAGTATCCGGTCCAGGATGAGGACATTTTCCACCGACGACACTACCTCGCGTCCCGTGCTTATGTGCCCGGTAGTTATAGTGGACCGCCCGTATTTCGCACGAAATTCACTCGCCACCGCATTTGATTACCAAATTTAACTATTCGCCTGGCTTGTCCTATTTTCTTCCAGAAACACCAGGGGTTTGCCCATTTGCCTTGCCCATTCTATTTCTTGGCAACAGCCTTCGCTTTTATGCCAGTCGCCGCATACCCATACCTCATCGCATAAAGAGATAAGCCAAAAGCAAAACTCCATAATGCGGGCCCTGTTTTCCGTCTCTTTTAAGAAAGAAAAGGCATGAAGCGGTGAAAGAGGGAGTACGTTAGGCTCAACGATTCTACGGCATATTTCCGTAATTCGTTTCAAATTTCCTATCGGATCGTTTCTGTAAGGATGAGATATAAAGACTATCCTGGGCCTACCAGTCATTCTACCGCCTCATTTAATGCTGTCTTGTTTCTCGGGAGGAAGAGCGCCTGGCCCGAACAATGCAACTATCTTATCTTTCAAGTCTGCTAAGAATTTGGCTACGGTGGCTGCAGCTGAGGCGAAGAAGATCGCCTTAAGTTCTGTATTGCCAGCAGCCAGAGTTAAGATTATTAAGCCTCCCATAAAAGGCAGGACGTTAGTTTTAATGAACTGCGGGAATTTCCGAATGTCGAACTGTCCCTTACTGATGGCCAACACCACTCCCAGTAGGGTATCCACAAGGATAATACCCAGCACCGCCAACAATGTAGCAATAACATCAGAAGATATATTCAGGATGTTAAATGCTGACATTATTATCCCCTCCTATAATTAGCAACGCGATTTAGTAACATCCAAAATAGATAGGCCGGCACCGGTTTTGCCAATTCCTCTTCCTTGTTCCACATATCCACATTGTTGACAAGTCCTTTTTCCGCAAGCTCTTTCAGGGCGCTTTGGCCGCCTTCGATCATCCACTTTTCCAAAGCCACATCAATTACCCCCATTCTTAAATCATTAAACAGTCTGTCCCACGGAAATTTTGGTCCAGGGCAGTTAGGCCTGTTCACGCTGTCAATCCGGTAATGCCCTATGATGTGTTCCGTATCTATCGGGATGGAGTGTTTATTAATAAGCTCCCTGTGCAGTTCTAAGGTTGCTTGGTATTGTGCCTCGGTAAGTGCCTCATTCGGTTGGCCTTCGTGCTCAATGCCTATTGTGTAGCGGTTTGGATTTGTCCCATCATATAGCGACCAAAACGGCCTATTTACCGCTCCAGCATGCCAGGCAGCATGTTCGTCCTTTACCAACTGGTAGATTTCGCCGTTCCTGGCAACTAAGTAATGAGCGCTTGCCCGCGCCGCCGGGTTCTGTAACCACGACAAACAACCGGGCATTAATCCGGCTGTAATGTGATTTACTATAGCTATAGGTTTCCGTCCTGATCTACTACTAAAATTTGGCGAACCAACCCATTTGATTTTAGCCAATTTTTCTTACCCCCTTTTCTTATATTGGTGGCTGCTGGGTATCGCTGGTTATTTTCTGCATGCTTTGTGTCCGGTTTAGCCAAATGGTAGCCGATTCTTGCACAAAGTACCCGCCCAAAATAATGCCAATGAGCGGCACAAATGCTTGCACTACTGCTAATGCCTGTTCACTACTTAATGCCTGCCAGCCAAAATAGAGGAATACCCCGCAGAAACCTGCAGCAAGAAGGTCCTTAAAACTAACTTCATATGGCCGGCTGAAAAAATTCTTCACTGTATATCACCGCCTGGCTCGCTCAAGAAGCTCATCCAGCTTGGCTTCCTGGCGGGCCATGTTAATTTGCATATTTTGAATAGCTATCGCGACCTGCTCCAGGGCCTTAGTATTATTTTGTACCACCTCTGCCAATTCGCTGTTTGCCCGCTGCCTGAATGCCGAGGTGATTACCTGAATTCCTATGTAGATAATGCCCGCTACCGCAAGTGTCCCTACACCATATTGAGCAAACTCAGCGCTTGGCACAAATACCACCTCCAACCCTTAAAAGCGAGAAGATAACTCTCAAATTTACCCCCTCCCGACAACTATTGGTTTCTGTTTCCACTTTACTACCAATGTGTTACCTTTTGAAGCCATAGCTGCCGGGACATTTCCTAAGGTAACAGTAAATCAATATCCAGACCTTCCTCATCCGGGCCTCGGCGCAAGACGAATTCGCTAAACAACTTCTGTCTCAACCTATACGTATCAGCATGACTCAAATGGCCTATATAAGACTGAACCACGGCATTAATTTCTTCCAGAGAAAGTAGGCCGGCAGCATATTCCGCCGCCATCTGCCGCAACCGCTGCTTGATCTTTTTAACCGTCCGCCGGCGTACTCGCCTATGGGTTGGCCAGATGCGGTAACCCACAAAGTCAATTCCCTGATTGGCCAAACGGATACCGGTCTTTCTATTCAAGGTGAGATGCAACTCGTCCGTCAGGAAGGCGCCTAATACTTCCTTGACCTCGTGGAGATATTTTTTGTCTGGGTGTAGGACCAGGATATCGTCCATGTAGCGGATGTAATATTTCAGTCTCAACTGGTGCTTAGCGTATTGATCTGCCTCGTTGAGATACAAATTGGCAAAAAGTTGCGAAGTCAAGTTCCCAATGGGCATACCAATATCAGCTAGGCGGTCAAACTCAAAATCGTGATCTCCGAGGGGTATCCCGAACTTCTGGCCATCTCCGTCAATAATGGTATCCAGCAACCACAATAGATCCCGGTCGGCTATTTTCTTCCGCAGGATCCCCTTTAGAACTGCATGATCAACCCGGTAGAAGTATTTCGAGATGTCTAACTTGAGGACATATACTTTGGGATAGCGGCGGTCAAGGTAACGGAGCCAGTGCTGCAACCTGTCCGCGGCCTTGTGGGTGCCTTTGCCAACTCGACAGGCGTAAGAATCATAGATAAACTGACGGTCCAACAGTGGGTTGATAACGCGATAAATTGCCCACTGTACCACCCGATCTCTAAACGGGAGGGCCATTATTAGCCTTTTCTTGGGGTCGTAAACGTAAAACTCGCGATAACGGCTTACTTTGTATTGCTTCCAGATTAACTCATTTTGCAGCTGGATTAAGTTACTTTCTAGATTGGCGCTAAACCTTAACACCTCATCCCGGTAACGTTTGCTCTTCCGGGCCTCGCGGTATGCCAAGTAAAGGTTTTCAAAGTCATAGACTTGGCGGTATAGATCTTTGAAGCGTTTCAATTTGGCCTTCGTCTCCTTTGAGCCCTGGTTCCGGGAAGCCACCCAAACCCCTGAGCCTCCCCTTGCGGAGGCATCCCTGTTTCCCTTCCGATACCGGGCAATCATCGCATCCCGCTCTTACCCGGGCTGTACCCGTCGGGCTTGGCCAGCCACCTTTACCAGGTGCCAAGCGTGGTACTTTTCAACCTCGTCGGCCTACTAACTACCTTCTTGGCAATTTAAATCTTTTGCCGGCCCGAATAGCGGGACGCGGCAGGGAAGCGGATCCCTTTATCCCCTGGCACTGGAGGCAGGCCCGTGAGCCTACCACTTCTGGCCGTGGGGTGAAGCGGCGCGGAACCCGATGTTCGTGTTCACGTTCGACCGCGGGTTGTTCAAGTTCAGGGCAAACACACCGGCGTTGGCACCGTTGTTCCAGTTGCCGCCGCGGAAAGGAAGGCGCT